TGTTTGGTAGGATTTTTGCTTGGCAAATTACGCAGTTCATTATGTTTCCATTCCTATTGCCTCGATTTCCCGCAGATCGGCTGCCACGATGGGGCCGAGACCACACGGTTCGAGCATCGCGTGCCCGAGCGCGAACTCATTCACGAGGTCCCGCTCGTAGACCTCCATCGGTTCGAACACGTCCGTAACCCAGTATTCTGCGCCACGGTAGATCACGTACTTATTAATGTCTGCGGTGTGGATCATTAGTTTCCCTTCTTAGAAAAGTTGTTGGGATAGTGAACCTATCAAGGTCCTTGTTTGAGCCACCCAGTTTCCCATGGTTATCCTACCCGGCAGCGTTCGCCATGGTATCGTGGTCAATATCAATCTCGACGGTATCCGTATCGTCCTCGCTGTCCTCGCTGTCTGCATCTCGCTGTTCCGAGAGTGCTAACAGAGCGCGGATTTCCTCGGTGGTCATAACGTCCTTCATTTCCTCGGTGGTCATTTTTACTTTTTGGACCTGGACCCGAGCACGGGCCGAACCTAAGATGAACTGATCATCGGTTTCCCATACTTTGGTTTCCTTGATTTTCGCCCACATCGCACGGTCCTCCAAGGTGGGAATGTAACCCTTAACTGTATCCTGCCCCGAGATTTTCCGTGCTTTGTCGGCAGTACGACGCAAGCAGTAGTCATAGAATCCTGCTACTACATCGCTGGCCTCTAGGTCCTTAGTGAAATTCAAGCGCAGTTCGTACTTTTGATCCGCGTGCTTGACCATCTTGTTCATGTTCTCTATTAAGAAAGAATCGAATTTTTTAGCCATGATATTTACTTCCCCTAGAAGTTTGGGGAAACTAGATGGCCCAAACAAGAACCTCAACAGGATCGCTATCCTAGCGATTCTAGTTTTGGAAATCCCTTTGCGTATCATGGGCCTAGTGTATTACTATATGTGTATTGTTTCCAGTACTAAATTGTTTCCAGTACTACGAACGGTTGTTCGTCCTTATTTTCCACGACTTCCATTCTGAAGGGCGTAAATATGTGTGTGTCCGCTAGGGACATTTTGTTATGAAAGTACAATGTGTCCCCAGTAGTGTCCACCTGCACTAGTATCTGTCCTAGTTGTTCATCTAGAATCCGAAAACCAGCGTCGTCATCACCTTGTTGTACTAGGCGACCTGTGGTAGTGATTATTGTTTTCATATGATACTCCTGCTCCTGTTGAAACAATAACACACTAGGCCCATGATACTCCTGTTTTTTTTTGTGTACCGTATGGGGTGTCATGGCGAGTAATAAATCCGGGTTCATGGCGAGCATCGCCCGCTAGTCCATTACTTTGTCGCTAGTCCCATTGTACTGGCATTGTCGCGATTCGTGCGCCCCGGGCACATTCCTACCTGTCCGGTATTTATCTAGGCGTATGTCCTAGACGGCGGATTTCGTTTTAGTTGCGACAACATGCTATGGTATTCCTGGCATGGATTTGTCCTAATACGCGTACTCCCATTTTTTATTGTGCCGCTTTTTTGCGACATAAAAAACAATGCAAACGCCGTGCCAATCGAAAAGTAATGGCTCAACTCGTTTATTTACATGTATTTACATTCTATTAAATCCTTAGTATGTCATGGGAAATTAAACTATCCGATACAACTTGTTGTTTTTATTGGAGTTATGTCAATATTAATGACAGGATGGCGCAAAAAGCAAGCCATGTTGACACAAAGTACACAGGTTGGTGTACTCATTATGTCAACCAAACTAGGAATATGTAAACTAGTGACTAGTTGACATATAAAATAATGTCAATGTGGCTTGTTTTCTCCACTAATTTGTGTAGTTTCACCACCTAAGTGCTTGTTTTTAAATGAGATATGTATATTTAGTTGTGGCTAAAGTACTTTATAAAATATATAATGAAGTGTGCGAACATCTATTATACAAATAACCAATTTGGCACGACTAACATTTGTTAGCTATGTCCAACTAGGCCGAAATATACTATAATGTTATAAGTATTTTTTCGAGTTTCGGCCATAAGATGGTCGCACGCGACTCCCTATGAGTTCCGGCGGCTTCCCCCCAAGCTCGCGCGAATAATATATCTTAGTAGCTAAAGATTTCTCAGCTAAATTTCAAAGCTAATAAGTGGAGAAGCGCTCCCTTCGAAGGATGTAGGTAGCAACTTCATAACAATATGTTACAGAGTTGGGGGAAATATGTATATTTATGGTTTGCTAACTTGCAAAGTCTTGTGTATATTTGGGCATGGGTAGGTTTCTAGGAAGGATGTCTTAGAATGAATGTTAGAGTAGAGAATCTGTGGGACGGGCATAGGAGAGTTTTCGAGCTGCTTGATATAGGAAAAGCTGAGGAGGAGATCTCAGAGATTCTCAGTTGGGACATCGCTGTTGTTCAGCGGATTGCCAGGAGTAGAATGGGATTGAGGAAAAGAGGGATCGAAGAGGTTGTTGGTTCTTAGGGGCCGGGGGAGCAAGGTGGTGTGTATCTGTCCCTTCCAGCCCTGCTCCGCACCGTTGAGCTCCCTCGCACCCCTTTATTAGGAGGGTCTTATGAGTAGTAAGGGTATTATAAGCATAATCCTTTTGGCTGACAAGTTAATTAATGCCTTGAGAGCTGAGCTAGATGATGGTTCTATATCTCTGGACAGCCTGGGTGTCAGCCCTGATCTTGGAAGGACAGATCAGTTTGCACAGATAGCGGACCGTCTTCCTTCTGTTATTGGCAGGGAGCCTAAGCAATCAGATATTGATCAGTTGCTTAGTGGGCGTAGCATATAATAGGGTATGCAGCGCCACTTTGATGCGCACTTGAGACGAAAGAGAGCAATGGTGCTATGGCACTTAGAAAGGTTGCCTAAGTGGCACGTAAGAGAGAAATAGACTCGGCTGAGATGATCAAAGCTCTTCAGCAGACTATGAGCGTGGAGGAGGCCGCTGACAAGCTTGGTTGTTCTGCTCCGAGTTTCCGTGTAAGAGCTAAAGAGGAAATGGATGTTAGGTTGGCTCTGAAAGCCCAGGGTAAGCAGAGAGAGAATATCTTGGCCGAGGCTATCATTGCTAACAAGGGAGTCCTCAGCAAGGTCGCTGACACGGTTGGTATGGGCTCTGCACAGGCGGTCCGTTATCACATCACTCGCAGCCCGGCACTGCAACAAGTGATGGCCGACTCACGTGAGAGGATCATCGACACTGCTGAGGACAATATTTTCAGGGCTGTCGAGAGTGGGGACAAGGCTTATAGTTGGAAAGTCCTACAGACTCTCGGCAAGGATCGTGGGTATACAGAGAGACGGGAAGTGGATCAGCACGTTGTCCATTCGGTTGATCAGACTTCCACAGAGGCCTTGGTTGGAGTTCTTGATCGGCTTGCATCCGTGAATCCAGAAGCAATCGAGGCTGACTTCGCGGTGTTGGATGAGGAGGAGAGGAAGGTTCTTGGGGAAGCTCTGAGTGATCATAATAAAGAAGAAGTTGCCCCACAGTGAATAAGCTGCTCGCTAACACTCCTGTAGCCCACTCTCCAGAGGCCCAAGATCCCGCTGAGGTAGCAAGGGAGCTTATCAGGCGTAAGCAGGCGGCTGGTAGTTTGATAAAGTATGCGCAGTTTATAGATGAGAAGTATGAGCCTTTCTCGGTCCACTATAGTATAGCGGAGAAGCTACAAGATGTGGAACAGGGCAGGCTGCGCCGGCTGGCTATATTCGTTCCTCCAGCGATTGGCAAGTCGCGCCTTTCTAGCGAGATATTCCCTTCCTGGTTCTTTGGAAGGAATCCTGAGATGGAATTCATTCAGGCGAGCTATGCCGCTGATCTGGCTTTTGGTTTTGGGCGGAATGTAAGGAACATCATAAAAGATGATCGTTTTCGTCTGGTGTTTCCTGGGGTAAGGATCGCTGAAGATGCTCAGAGCATGAATGAGTGGAAGACTTCCGAAGGTGGAGAGTATAAAGCTGAGGGGGTGCTGGGCGGCCTGATAGGCTTCCATGCACATATAGCTGTTATAGATGATCCATTTAAGAGTTATGAGAGTGCCCTTAGTCTGAATAACAGACGTGCGGTGTGGGACTGGTATGCGAGTGTTTTACTCAATCGTTTGCGTCCTTATAAAGATGGTCCAGGAGCTGTTATCCTTATAATGCAACGCTGGCATGATGATGACCTTGGGGGGCGGATTGAAAAGCTCAACGAAGAGGGCGAGGAGTATTGGGACATCATAAGGCTTCCCTCCCTCGCTGAGGCGGATGATCCTTTGGGCCGAGCGCCTGGAGAAGCGCTACTGCCGGAAGGTCCAAATATGCGCTCAGTTGAGGAGCTCCATGCTATTCGTGCGCGCAATCCGTCCCTTTTTATGGCCCTACATCAGCAGAAGCCTGTCAGCGATGAGGGAGATGTTTTCCAGCCTGGGTGGATAAAGAAAGTGCCCGAGTCTCGTATTCCTCGTAATATGACATACTATGGAACCAGTGATTATGCTCTTACAAAGGGCTCCGGCGACTATACTGTTCATATGATCTTTGGGATAGACGAAGAAGGTATGATCTACCTTGTGGACTTGTATAGGGGGCAGGTTGAGATCTTTGAGGGGATTGAGAGAGCTTGCGAGTTTATGCTGGAGTATCGGCCTCTGAAGTGGTTCCATGAGCGGGTTATGATGGGCAAGATTGTGGGCCCGTTGCTTCGTAAGCGGAAGGCCGAACTTAGTTGCTGGACTGTTATGGAGGACATAAGTGTGATAGGTCGGGGCTCTAAGGATTCGGCTAATAGGGCCGGAGCTATCGCTGGCGCGATGCAGATGGGTATCTTCCATGTTCCAGATAATGTGCCGTGGCTTGGGGACCTTGAGCATGAGCTTAGTCGTTTTCCAAATACCAGGTATGATGACCAGGTTGACTGCTTGGCATTACTGGGCATGAAGCTTTCCAAGCTCAGGAGTGCTGTAGGGGCAGTTGAGGTGTTAACTGGGAGTAACAAGATAGTCCCAAGTGCTTTTACATTTGATGAGTATGTTATGCGGAACACGAGGGCTAGAAGAGGGGTCAAGAGGCGAAGCGAAGGTATTGTTGTTCCTTTTCCGGAGGCCAGCCCGCTAGATGATAACTGGGGTTTGGACACTCCCTAACAATCTGTTATAGAGATATAAATGGCATATCCTACAGCGCAGGACCTGAGAGTACAGTATTGGCAAGGGCAGATTGGCTTCGTTCAGAAGAAAGTGAAGCCGCTGTTCGAGGCTTGTAATATCTTGGTGAACCAGTTCTATAATGAGGCCTCTACGGAGCGGGAACAAGATGCTGGGGATGCGGAAGAGGAACACGTTAGGCGTGTGAAGAGTGGCCTTATTCATGGATTTATAGACCAGAGCCTGGCTAATATGCTGGATAGAGCTCCTACCTTTCAGTGCTATCCGGAGACAAGAGAGGCGGCGCAGAGAATAGATCCTATGGATCCTCAGGGTGCGACGCTGGCTTCGGGAGTTGCAAAGATCTCGAATTATCGTTATAGAGAGACGAACCAGCTGAGGGTCGATGAGCGCTGTGCTTTGGATGCTTTCTTGTTCCCTTATGGCGTGGCGAAGATAGGCTTCGAGCTTGACGTAGATGCCGTTGAGCAAGAGATGCTTCAGGACATGACTGTCCTTGATATGGAGGATCCAGCGGAGGAGAATGTCTTCATCAAGGGTGGTATTCCGGTGAGGGTGCAGGATGCTCAGGATCATCTCTTCCATATACAGGTTCATCAGAATGAGCTGAGGATGCTCCTTGAGGAATCTGATAATGAAGAGGTAAAGAGCTTTATGAAAGAGTCCTTCATGGACCATATAAAGCTTCACAAGCTCTTTAATGATAGGCCGGCGCCAAGTGCGAATACTAATGTTCATAGAGGTTCTCCTTATGCCGTTCGCTGGCAGCCGGACTTATTCCTGACGGATGCCTTCAGCCTGGATGGTCCGATGGACGCCAGGTGGATAGCTTTCGGATGGGAGCTGCCGATAGATGAAGTGAGAGCTAATCCAGCTTATCGTAATGTGGATGATCTGGAGCCTAGTCGTTATAAGGATGCTCCAGATAAGGAGGGGGATCTGGAGTCTGATGGTTTTGATGTCGTGAGAGGCTGGGAAGTGTGGGCGAGGAATTTCCCTGCGGGCAAGAACAAGTTCCGCAATTTGTTCTTTACTATTGCAGAGGGCAATGAGAAGTTTCTACAGT